GCAACATGCACTTAAAGTTGCAGTAAATGTTCTTAGGAACAATGGTGACAATACCTATAGTAAAAGCCTAGACAATAAAATAATGAACAACAATGCAACCGTTTATGACTTGCATCATTTGTCTGTTCTTTTTGAAAATATCCCTTTTAACGCCAAAGCTGACCTTGGAAAAGGGCCAGAGGAGCTTCCTTTAGCACACAGAATAGCGGTGTATAAAAATATTATGGAGGCTCAAAAGTTTTTTGCACCTGACGGAATAAGGCATAACTCACAAAGCCTTGAGGCAAGTATACGCTTTTTAAAAGACAACATTTACAGTAGTGCGCCAGCAAACGCAAAAGCAAATATGGAAAAGATGATGCGTGATGTCTTGCCAGACGATCATGCACCTATTTTTTATAATAGTTTTAGAGGTAATAGTTTTACTAGCGTTTTAACTGTTTTTCAAAAGAACTACAGTAATTCAATACATTTAAACGCTAGTTATAGAGGTCTAAGTGGGGCAGCACAAAGAAAGGTTTTTAATAGCGAGTTTATTTTGGCGCATGAAATGGGTCACTGGACTTGGCAAAACCTTTTAGATGCCGACACTAAACTACAATTCCTAGAAGCTATGGGTAAGTTTTACGACGAAAACGGAAAGCTATACCCAGACGCAATGGACGAAATATACACCAAGTCACCTGTAATGAAAACTATTGCAGGTGATGCTGGCGCAGAAAACTTTGGCGAGGGATTTCACGAATATTTTGCAAACCAGTACGCTCTTTGGCTAACAAAGCGACATGATATGCTTTCTGTTAAAGACGAAGGTCTTTGGCAAAAAATCACAAGATACGTGGCGGCGCTCTTGGCTAAGATGAATGGTAATGAAATTATAGACCAAGACATGCTTCCTATCTTTAACAAGCTAATTATAGATGACGTCAAGGCAGATCGAGTAGAGGTTATGGCTCCTGTCGAGCCAACGACAAACAAAGGTAAAGCTATACGTTCTCGTTTTGTAATGATGAGCGAGGCTTTTTATGCAGCAAGAAGCGCGTTTGATAATGGCGATCTTGATGCGGTAGCAGATAATTTAAGTAAGCTTGCAACTGAATTTCGCGGTATGGTTACGACCAAGAAAGAAGCAGGTATTATTGCGAAGAAAAACGATGAAACTCTGCGTCCGTACTCAGGTGCTTTTGGTGTAGTCAAGAAACACCACGGGGCGATGCGTACTGCTGCACAACAAATCGAAAGCGTTACCCGTAGGTTTAAAATGGAAGTCAAAACTAAAGATGGTGAAGACTTCGACGGTATAGGTTTTGGGCCAGAGGTTTATGACGGTGTTTCTAATATTATGGAAAAAGCTGGACTTGCAGAGCTTATAGAAGAAGTGCAAGCAACTATGAACAATGCGTACCTAGATGTAGAAATGGGAGACATTCCAGAGTTTAAGGCGACTTCTACAGAAATAACTCGCAGAGCAGAGCTTCCAAATGGCGCACAAACTATCAAAAGAGCGCAAAGGTTTAAGCGTGTTATAGGTCGTGCAAACGCAGCCAAAGCAAAGCGTAGAAAAACAGGCAGAAATATAAAGAACAACCAGAAGATAAAAGACCCAACAGCAGCACCAGACAAAACTGATGCTCCAAAGGTACGCATCAACGAACTTGACATTAACACGTCTATTGAGGCTTACGAGAAAAGTTTGAATGATGGTGCGGAGACAAAACAATCTAAAAAAATAAGATCACACATTGTTGGGCTAATAAGGTCTATGCCAAACGCAACTCCAATTGTAGACAAAAAGTTGGCTCGATCAATTAAGGAAATGCGCCTGCCAGAAATGATAAGCAACTATACAAAAGCAGTCATTATGACACGCAATCTACCCAATGATCTTACAGACGCTGACCCAATGATAAAGATGACCTTCGACTTAGCGCGTGGGATTGAATTTGAATTGCAGCGAAGAGATAAGAAAAACACGGTTACAAATAACCTTGTGCAAAAAGCCATAGAAACAGAAAAGATGATGGATGCAGATATTGGCGTAGATCCAAGTGTGCCATCAGAACTTCCATTCACTGCAAGACAGGCGATAAAATCAATTACGCATAGGACTAGCGAGCTACAGTCAGCTTCACGCACCCTTGCTTCTCGACTGATGTATTTAGGCGTTAAGTTTTCTCCAAACATTAAGTCGGAAAGTTTTAGGAACGTACGAAATGACGTACGTAAAATCGCTGGAGAGTTGTCCAAGTCAGAAGACATATCAAAATCTGTAGAGACAATTGCACAGTATGCGTACAATTCTAATCTGTTACCAGACGCACAGCGAGAAACACTACGACGTGCAGCGGGTGCTCTTGGTTATGATCCGTCAACAATTTTGGCTAGGATAGTTGCAGAAGATAGTGACATAAAATCTAACAAACAGGCTGCCGCCCTGCTTGACACAGTAGACGAAGACTTTGCAAGAGAGCATATGTTTGAGATCTTAAACGACGTACGTACCTCGATGAGAGAAAGTGTTGCGTACGTAATGAACGGTTTAATTGCACAACCGTCAGCCCGTAGAAGATTTGCTCCTCTGGTTACGTACGGAAACATGCTTTCAGAAACATCTTCATTCGACCCTATGTCTCCGAAAAACAAATTTGTTGACGATATACCGTCTGAATTTGTGCAAGATTTTGCGGACGATTACATAATGCAAGCGTCTCCAAAAACTATTAGAGCAATGCAAGAATTTGTGCAGTCAGATGATATAGTTCCATATTATGTAGATGTAAGCACAAGTGGCCCAATGAGATCTGGTATAAAGGTTGACACACAGCCACGTAATAAAATTAGTGCGATGCCTGTAACCGATTTAAGCGATGAGGCAGCAGAGCTTATTGACGATCTTAAAAAGGTTAGAGGTCAAATAAACAACTTGCGTTCTCAAGGTGGTAAGCCCAACCGCATACAACAACTTTACTACGAAGAAGAAGCGTTACGTGTAGAGCTTGCAGCAGAAGGTATCCCAGACATTTATATGTCTACACCAGTACTAATAAGAGACATAAAGCCAGCAAACTTTAACAGGAATATGATACCGTCTGACGGTATTGTTAAGGCTATATCGCGTGCGATTATTGATGCTGACGATAGAACAACAGGTATAAATAATGCTGCAAGATTACTTGATGATATGCAAGGATCTTACAGTCCAGAGCAAATGATTGATACACTTGCGCAAGCAGCAGGCGGTGAAAACAAGTTAAATACAATCATGCGTGACTTAGGATACACCAGCATAAACGTTGGCGGTCGAAAGACGATGCTCAACGATACAGACGTTCGGGATCTTCGTGCGCCATTGTTTAATGAGCCAGAAATGGCGTTTAATGACAACATGCCAAGCGACCCGATAGCCCACTATGTTGATGGTATAGAAGTAGCTAACGATGGTGGCGACCAAGCTTTTGAGGAAGTTATACAGTCTTTAGAAATGGCAGGTATGCCTAAAAAAGCATCTGACATTATTGCAAAAGTTAAGCGCGGTAAAAAGATTACACCGAACGAAGGCAGAGAGTTAAGACGCGTAACTAAATTTGGACTGGCTAGAAACAATGCGCAGCGGTTAGCTAAAGCGGGGATGCGTAATCTTTCAGAGTTCTTCCTACCAAGCGACGGGGGAGCAGGACATTTTGAAAGATACGCCGTGCGTACTGGTGAGTTCTTGGGGCCGTTGCAACGTATGCTTATTAAGCTTCCTGACAGCGGAAGTGGTATGAAGCGTTGGCTACGAAACGGTTTAGGAGAAATGCTGTACGCATATAACGTTGGTGAGAACCTTGGTTCTATGCTACGTATTCCACCGCCAACAAGAAAAGAGCCAGTTACAAGTCACCTAAATATATTGAGCGCACTTAGAAACGAAGGCAAAGTCAATACACTATCATCAGACGAGCGTGAAATATATGAGTACATGCGTACATATTTTAAAGAAGCAAGGGACAGACTTGTATCTGCTGGCTATGACGTTGGTAACATCAAAAAGAACTATGTTCCGCAAGTATGGCGACGCGATTTAATTGAGACTGATAGAGAAGGGTTTGTCGATATTCTGTCTAAATACTTTACGGCAGAACACGCAGAGCGTGGCGCGGTTCTTGAACCTCAACAAGCCAGATTAAAAGCAGAAGGCGTGGCTGATAGGCTCATACACGAAGACGGTGTATGGACAGGCGACGCGCACGCATTTAATCGAGGCGGAGAACGCGGTGTAGACAATATAGACTACCAGCGTTTAATCAGACTTGACGAAAGTTGGGCCACAAGATTTACCGATATGCGTGACCCAGCTAACAACCTAGCCAAGTTTCTTGAGAACGATCTTATGGTTATAGGTGCAAAGTACGCAGATAGTGTTGAGCAACGTATCGACATAGCACAAAAGTTTGGTGTCGGCGGGTTCGGTTACTTTGATTACTTGGCGATTATGAACGGTGGTTTAGATGCTATTTCTAAACTTCTACGTTCAGATAAAGTTCTGCGCAAGGATTACAAACTTTTTGTAGACCCATCAAATACCAAGGACGAAGTTGCAGGGGAGGGCGCACATGCTATCTTTAGGTCTGCTTTATTTATGGCTCCGATCCAAAAGGGAGGGCCAGAAGGTCAGATGCTTGGTAAGCAAAAGGCTGAAGAGCTTGCGCGTATGGCAAACAGTGGAGCAACAGAGGACGAAATATTTGAAAACATAATGTCTATGGTTGAGACTGATGGTCAAAACAGTGGTAGCGAGCAGATGCGAAGGAACTTTTCATTCCGTGCTCGTGCAATTGCAAACGCGCTGGTAGACACAAAAGGCTTGGATGCAGACTTTATGCCTCAGTCGCATATGGTTGAAGAGGCTGACAACTTGTACAAAGCTGTTGCTCGAAAACCAGTATACAATGCAAGTTTTGAAAAGCATCTTGAGAAGCCGTCATCATGGCTGCGCTCATTTAACAGCGTTACGCTCTTACCGTTCGTTACTCTATCATCATTGGGAGACGTTATGCTGCCGCTTATACGTAGCGGTAACTTGCGTGCGTCAACAGAAGCGTACCGCAAATGGATGGTAGATCCAGAGGTAGGCCCAGCTTACAGGGAAATGATACGCAACGTTGGCGCATCAACACAGAACATTGTGCAAGAGCGCATGTCACGTGCATTTGGTATGGACACAACACGCTTCTCGGCTGGTTTCTTTACAGCGATCGGGTTGACTGATTGGACAAATACAATGCGTGATATATCGGCAGCGGTATCTTACGAGTGGTTTAAATCACAGCAAGAGATAGCAGTACGCAAGCCAAACACAAAAGCTGGGCGACAAGCTCGGCGGGTTTTGGACGAGTACGGACTTGGCGACCTGTACAAGCAACCAGGAATGAACATCGAGCGCATTTTACGAAGTGGCGGTTCTGCCGAAGTTGACCAGATGTATTATCAAGTTGCAGGCGCAATGCACAGGTTCACAAACGAAACGATCTTTACACCAAACCCATTAGATATTCCGTTATGGGCGCAGTCACCAATAGGTCAGATGATCTTCCAGCTTAAGTCATTTCCACTTATGATGACACGCATGGGCTTCAAAGTTTATAAAGAAGCAAAAGACCACCAGAACTTTTTACCACTAATGTACATGGTGGGCGCTCCTGTTCTTGGCGCAGGGGTCGTTGGTGCTAAAGATGTCGTACAAGGGAGAGGCGGCGAAGAGAATAGATCATTTGCATTACGAGACAGACGCTTAGAGTTCTTAAAAGATTATGGACTTAGTGACGACGAAGGTGTTGCACTAGCTCTTGGTTGGTATCGTGATGGCCTAATGCAAATGGGTGGCCTCGGTCTTATCGGATCAATCATGTACGACACTGCTGCTCAACTAGATAACGGTGCGTACGGTGCGCAACGTATTACAGAAATGCTACTCGGCCCATCACTAGGCGTACTCCATGATGCACAAACTATCTTAGCAGGCGGTGTGCAAGCAGGAGAAAATGCAATTTTAGGAGAGGGGTCGAATGGTAAGCCACGAGCAGCAGTACGCGAAATCGTTAGCCGTATACCTGTCATCGGTCAGACAAGCGGTGTACGAGAGACTATCGTAGATGTCCTCGCTGGTAGGAAAGCAGACTAATCAAAAGGGCGAGGATCTATTTGTTCTAATGGAACCTCGTCTAACTTTGCTTGCTGCTCTTTCAAATAAAAAACCGCACGAGATAATATTGCTCTCGTCTCTGGTGTCTTCGACTGCTTTATGGCCTGCATCAGCAGGTCAAGGCTAGTCTCCACTGGGTTTCTTTCGGGCGTCATCTGCTTGCTCTCTTTCTGTAGCTTCCCATCCAGCGCCGACATATCCTGCGATATCCACCCACGTGTCGAGTTTGAATGGGCTAGTTATCATACGTGATAGTTTTACGACCATCATAATCATACTAACGTGATGGCACTGAACTTTCGTCCCTTCCTTAAGAATAGGCCTTAGAACCACTGTTAGCATTGCTGCAATCGCACGGAAGTTGTCATATGGCTCTCCATATTCTCCATTGCGATCTGTGTTAATTAATCTATCGCCCTCTTTCAGAGGTATACTTCTAGTCTTTTCCATCTACTTTAAACCTTGCGTACCCCATACGTATTGCCTCCACCTCAAGCTCTGCCGACAAGCACTTCATATCAACAAGACGCTCACGTTCGTGGCGAAGTTTTGTTTTCGCCCTATGTGCGTCGTCGCCAGTCTTATCAACAAGAGCCTCAAGTCTTTCAGCAACGCTTTCTATTTCTGCTTCTTTTTTTATAATGTCCGTTCGGACTGTTTTTAATTGATCTAGTATATCCATTGCTAAACCTTTGGCTCTGGTCGGAACTGCGCATACTTATCACAAGGATCAACTGTTTCCTTGTTTGTAAGCTTGCATGTCCAACCTCCGTTTTGATTTGCGAACGAGTGCTTGCAAAAATGACAGGCAGGGTTTACGTCAACTTCTTGGCTCCAACAGCTTTCCCTTTTGAAACACGACTTACATCGCCAATCATTAGGTACAGAAGCAACTCGCCCTGCCTGCCCTTCGAGCGCACTTTGTATCTTTACGTACATTTCATCCCATTCCTCTTGATCGAAGGAAACGAGTTGAGCGTGATATTCACTTGTGTTTTTGTTGTACGCAATGAAGAAAGATTGCTCGATCCCGAACATCGCCATCATCATAGTCATCTGTCTATAATACTTGCGATGCGAACTCTTAACACCGTTCCGTTTAAAGTTCCCGAAGTTGTTGTCGTTCATAGACTTAACTTCTAGGATTGCCTGTCCAGTACCATCTTCAAAATCAATGATACCGTCAGCGTTACAAACGACATGACCGTTAAGCCATTCACGCCTGTGTTGGCGTCCAGTCATGTCGTCCTTTTCCCAAACCCGAAGATCTGCTCGTTTCCTTAAGTCGTACAAAACCCAGTCTTCTATTTTGTGTCCCGCAAAAAATATGCGCTGGAGTTGTGGGTCAATACTAACATCTGGAAACCCACGAAGAGAAAGAGCAAGCTGCGCTACGCAGTCAGTACCTGCCATACTTGCGCCAATATATTGACGAGCCTCCCCTCTCTCTTCTTTAAGATAACCAGTGTCTATTGCTTCTAAGACCTTGGAAACCCTCGGGTCTGCTGGGAACATTTAAAAAGGTATTTCGTCATCTAAGTCATTAGAGTTGTCCGCACCTTCTACTGCAAAGTGCGAGCTTACCTTTTTCTTTACCTCGCCGTTGTACTCGTCATCGACAACTTTAATTCCTACCTTCTTACCTTTTAAGTAGTTCACGTCATCTGGTGTCGAGTTACCGTCATGGCCAACAGCAATCAACAACCTTTTAACTTGGATCAATCCAATCTCAGTTGCCTTCTCGCTCTTGGGGTGGTTCAGATAAATCCACTGGCGTATCTGGCCATCGTCGTTCGCATAGCTTACGACCAATTGATGTGTTCCCTTACCTGCGTTGGCCTCAACCTTGGCCTCTTTGATAGTAACCTCGTGGCTTCCAACCCCTAACATAGCAGGTCGGTCATCTTTAAGGTGTGATAAGTCGATATTTGCAAAGCCATTAAAGCTCATTTGTTAGTCCCTTTCTTCAAGTAATCTTTGTATTGATCTTGGGTCATATAGATACGCTCCAAGAGTTCGGTAACATCGTCAGTATTTTCTGTAGGTGAAAGCCGACGGTACGGGTCACGTGACTTGCCATGCCATCCGTGAACCTGTTCTGTGATGATGTATCTGCGTACATCTACTTTGCCATTGCTTTCCGTGGTCTTGCGAACAAGGCAAAACACATGGTCATACAAAGCAGGTATAAGTTTTTGTACCTTCTTTTGTACGAGCATTGGCCAAAAATTAACAACGCCATTGTCGTCTGTTTCCTCTGCTGCAAGAGCAGTAATGACTACGTGCATTTCAAGGTCACGTATCCACTTTAGTGCGTTGGTAATCTTGCGTTCATACAAGCCCCACTTTTCAAAGCCGTTCTTGCTGTCGCCAACTTCTTTCTCAACATCTGCCATACAGCGTTGCGAAAGCTCAGTAGCACTATCAATCATAATCCAAGCATACTTTTGTGCAGCGAACTCTGGAGTTTGCGTATACTTAACAATGTCCTTGAAGCTATGATTGTGCTCACCTGCATCACGATCGAAAGTTGTGAACTTTAGGTAGTCTATCTCTTTGTCTGCAATAGACGATAGCCCACTTTCACCACTGATGATTAGACCTTTGCCATACCGATCAGCGTAATGTGCTGCTTGAGTTGTTTTGCCTGCGCCGTGGTGTGCATACACCAAGACTTTTGACGCCCCTTTTACAGTGATGTCATTTGTTTTTAATGGTTGTATTTTCATTTTGATACCTTGAATGTTGCCGTGCCACATTCGATAGTCAACGCGTTCATAAGTTCCTGTTGAACTTGTTCTGAAGACGCTTCATATTTCTTGCGATCAACGGTAAAGCTAGTGTTTACGCAGTCAGGTGTGGCTACGTTTTGGTAAATGTTCTTGAGCATTTTTTTATCCCAAGTCCATTTCTCTGGGATGCGAACAGTCATAAAGTGTCCGTCATTCATTCCTATAATATGTTCGTCTGGTTCCTCTGGAAGCTCTGCTAAGATGTGTGCTTTTAAAAAGCCAAGCTCATCCTTAAGATAAGTAAACTTTTCCTCTGCTTCTTTATACGCTTCCGCAAGCTCCTTGAGCCGTTCTTCTTTAGACATAAAAGTTGATCCTTGACGTTTGAGGGTTGTTAATTAGTTGTGTGTAGCGTATAAGCAAAAATATTGCAAGAGGAAAAAGCACATGACATTCGACATCGAAAGATTAGTAAACGATCTGGGAGGAGCAAGAAGGGTGTCTTCAACACTGAAGACAGGACGATCAGTTCCGTATGGGTGGATCAGAAGAGGCAGTGTTAGTTCCGCTTACTTATCACAAATCAAAGAGGCATTTCCTTCGGTGTGCCTAGATCAATATTTCATGGGAGCAAATAGTGAGCGACTATCTCAACACAGCATTGGAGATGCTAGATGACGGGTGGTGGGTTGTACCAATCCATCCAAACGAAAAACACCCTGCACCAAAATGGGGCCATATATATGACGAAGGAAAGTTTCCGACAGAAGAACAGGTCATAGAGTGGTGGGACAAGTTTCCCGAAGCCCATGTTGGTATAATCACTGGAGAACTTTCTGGCGTACTTGTTGTTGATTGCGACAACGAAGAAGCAGAAGTGTTCGCAAAAAGCGTTGGGCTTACCAATACGCCTTGGGTTGTAAAGACCAAGCGTGGTAAGCACTTCTATTTTAAATGGCCTGCAAACGCTGGTCATATAAAGACATTGACTTGGAGCAATGCCGACGGGATCGAGTGGCCTAGAGATACGGTCAAAGGTCTTGATCGAAAGGCGCACAAGGGAGTTGTTCTTGTGCCGCCTACTCCAAACTATTCGCAGCTATCTGGCAATGACTGGGACGATGTACCTCCGTACCCAGAAAAAAGCTATGGTTTAAAATCGCAAGCCAATCAAACATCCAACGTCGTTAGGTTTGAAGACTTCAAGTTCGAGAACCTATCGCTTGCGCACATTAAAATTAAAAAGAGCGTAGTCGATACAACAAGAGAGATTGTCGAGAAGAGTGGCAGACGCTTGATGGCAGGGGTTGGCGACAATAGACATCAGATGCTTTTAAGTCTGGCTGGAGAGTTAGCAGCACAGGGCTATAATAGAGAGCGATGCGAAATCGAAATGATAGCTTACGTCGAAGAGTTTTTTTACGAACCTCACAAGGTAAACCAGAAAGAGTTTCAGAGCGTAATAGATCACGCATATAATAAGGAGGACAAAAAGGTTAAGGAAGAGCCGAAGTTAGACCCCTCTAAGTTCAAGCCTTTAACCACGTTCGATGCAGATAGATTGGCAGATGAAGCGAGCAAGGTTAAATACTTTGTAGATCCGATAATTCCAGACACAGGAACGATTGTCCAAGTTCACGGATACAGTGGACACGGAAAGTCTATGTTCTTGCGCCACCTTTTATATGCAGCAGCGTCTGGTCAAAAATCTTTTGGGCCGTACGACATACACAAGACGCCCCGTGTTTTGTATTTAGATTTCGAGAACAGCAAGCAGAACGTCTCAAATTTTTTGAGCCGTTCCAAAAGATCCTTTGGTGACGCCAAGCATAACTTTATGATATGGACGCCATTCATTGATGATCGGATGATGAACCTTCGGGAAGATAGCGGCCTTAACAACCTCCAAAGTTGGATCAACTTTAACAAGCCAGACATAGTTGTGGTTGATACGATCCGTACAGCTTGGTCGGGATTGATGGAAAATAGTGCAGAAGAGTGGGGCAACATAAATAAGCTTGCCCTTGCTTTACGTAACAATGGCATCACAGTGATGCTCGTACATCACAGTAATAAACCCACTGATGGCGGCAGGTCAGGCAGGGAGGCAGGGTCATCGAACCAGTTGACCGTACTCGAAACGCAAATCAAAGTTACGCAAGTATATATTGAGAAGCAAACAGCAGAGATCAAGGCAGGGATTTATGACGGTGATCTTCCTAGAACACCTATGACTTTGCTTGGCACTGCGCCGATCAAAACCCCAACAGAAAGACTGCAAGTTTGTCTTGAACTTAGGTACGGTAAGGTACGAGAGTGGAGTGATACGCATGAACCTGTTATGTATATTGCTTTCTTGGAAGACGAGAACACACAAAATGTGCGTGTAGTTTCCGAGAGCACAGCAAAACAGAAGGCAATGAAGGCCGCTAGACCGTGGAGAAACAGTGAGGGCATAGTGATGCCACCATTGTCTGATCTGGAAATATCTAGAAAAATTGGTAAGCCTATAACCACAGTAGCCGATTGGACTAAGGATCTGAGAGAAACCTACGTCCAAAGTAACATCGCTAATCTGCAATAAAAAAACCCCCTTGGAGAAGGGGGTTTAAGTTTTGTACAGAAAATTGGGAGGAATATTCTGTCCCTTTAAATGTAGTGTACGCAAAACTAAAACACAACTTTTTTTTGTACGCAAGTTAGTCTGAAAATCGCTACGCTGCTTTGCTTAACCGCTTGCCTCGTTCGTTCGAGCCAACTCCCGTTGGCGCGAACTCGCTTACCTGCGCTCGCAAGTCGCTGCGATTTTACCGTGTTCGTCAAAAAAGTCAAGACCGAAAGTTGTATAAAAGTTATGTCCGTGTTAAGTTGCGCCGAGGGAACAAATTATAAGGGCGCGGAATGTCGAAGAGATTTTCGTTGTCCACAGAGCAGGCAAATTGGTTAAAAGACAATCACTCAAACTTCACGAACGCACACTTAGCAAGGCAATTAGGCTGCTGCGTGGACACACTAAAACGTATTATGATGAAGATGGAACTGGCTTACTTTCCTGGGGCCAAGTACCACTATAGGTCAAAGCCGAAAGTTTGGAACAGGCCGTGCATGATTTGCGGCTGCACTAAATCAAGACCAATACAACAGTACAGATGCACCTCATGCCACGAGCGTGAAGACGCATCCGACTATATGTGGGAAGAACACTATGGGTAATCCACAAAAAGCTAAGGGCGATAAGTACGAGAACGATCTCGCAAAGTACATGAATGAATATGTTTTCAAACACGAACAATGCCAACGAGCACCGCTATCTGGTGGTGGGAGGATCGGGCTTCATGCTGGAGGTGCAGACATCCTCGGATCGACAGGCGTATTCGTGGAAGCAAAACGGGTCGAAAGGCTTAATGTTCGTGAGGCGTTACAACAAGCTGAAAGAAATGTTGAAGCAACGAAAAGCCCAGAGTACGCAACCGTTATTACCAGAAGAAATCGAGAGAGTTTGGAAGACAGTCTTGTTGTTATGCGGTTGAAGGATTGGAAGGATTTTTACATAGCTTACCTTAAGTCAGAGGGCTATCTTCGGGACGACCAATCCAAACCAGAATGATACGATAGAAAAAACTTACGCTCAATTTCACCTTCATAGTTCACACAACTAAGAGGGTACGGACATAGCTATTTTAGAGGCCATAAGCGCAGCGAACGCAGCGTATGCCATTATCAAGCAGGCTTGCGCCAACGGGAAAGAAGGGGCAGGGGTTATAGCGGCTGTTGGAAAATTCATTGGCGCTGAAGAAGAAGCTAAAGAAGCTGTGCGCAAAAAGAAAGCCAACCCCATCCTTGCACTGACTGGTAGTACGGAAGAACAATGGAAAGAGTTTGAAGCACTGGAAAGAATGAGAGAACAGCGCGAAGAATTAATCAGCTACATGCGCTTGTACTGCCGTGCGGGAACATACGATCGCTTCAAAATTTGGGAAAACGAGGCGCGTAAACAGAGGCAGGCCGCAAGGAAAGCAGCCGAACAAAGAAGGGCAGAGGTTATTGAAGCAGCACAGCTTGCGATTGGAATAGGAATTGCATGTATTGTTGTGGTCGTTGGCTTTTATTTCACAGGCAAATACATGGGTCGCTGGTAATGTGGTTTCTTGTATGGCTCAACTTCACCACAACTGGTGAAATCAACTATTACCAAATCAGTACGCACGGATCAGAAGAAGTATGCTTGCTCGAAAAAGAGAAAGCGAAGGTTATTGTAACTAAATCTAACGAAACCATAGCTTGCCTGTGGGCGGAGAAATAAATGGAACAAACCATAGAAAACTTTACTGGTACGAAGAACGTAAACATCGGCTACACCGAAGGTGACGTACAAGCAGGCATTGAATTTATTTACAACATGAGAGAACACATCGTGGATGTAAGTATTGCAACTGTATATCTGCTTACAGTGTACGCAATATACCTCTGGCTCAAGAAATCACTATCATGCAAAAAGGGCAACTGCTCCTGCTGTGACGGAAGTTGTTAGCGGCTACGCTAAGGCTTCGCCGCTGTAGTAGGGAAGACAGTATAAGGATTGGTAGCTATCTTGCCGATAGCCAACTAAAGGGAACAAATGGTGGGACTTGAACATATAGTGACATTGGGCGTGGCACTTATTGGTAGTGCTGGCTTTTGGAGCTTCGTCTCTATGAAAGAGAAGACGCGACGGGAAGCAGCAACCGAGTACCAGAACACACTTAAAGATCAAGTTGATCGGTTGGCGAACAAGCTGGACGAAAAGACCAGTGAGATACAGGGACTTTTATTGGAGATCGCAGAACTTCGATCAGACTTAAGCGCAGCCAAAGTTACAATTTCACATCTGGAGAACTTACTGCGTACGAAGTGATTGCAGGAAAATATATACTCGGGCAGGGCAGGCGAGTTCTTCGTTGCGTATGTCTTAGAAAGCATGGGTCTGCGAACCGTACACGTTGACCTACCACACGATGACCTCTGGGTTAAGCCCCCAGACAGTAAGCACATTCGCGTACAGGTTAAGTCATCGAGAGGCCCACATGATCGTAGGGATAGAATAAAAGAAAGCTTGGTCTATTCCTTCCAAGTAAATAAGGGACGAAAATTAGATTTTTACGACGGCGTATATGTATTCGTCGCTCTCGACTTGGGCCTGTGTCTAGCCCGTAGGTGGGACGACAATCCTCCCATAACCCTTAAGCTCAACCCATCGCGCTTTACGAAAGAAGCGCAGATAGAAAGCATTAAGAGAGAGTTTAAGATATGACAGTCAAGCATAAGGGAATTATCGTACACTGCACAGCAACACGCCCAAGTTGGTATGAAGACAAAGGGTTCGACGCCCAGATAAAAGAGATCGAGAAGTGGCACGTCAAGGATAATGGCTGGTCGAGTATCGGATATCATATCATCATCGGACGTAATGGAGAGCTTGCGCACACCCGACCACTCGGTACGAAAGGTGCTCATGCACGTGGGCATAACGATACAATAGGCATCGCACTCGTAGGTGGATTTGGTTCGGACGCAGATGACGTGGCGACAGATCACTTCACAGCACCCCAGCTTTCCAAGTTGTACGCAACAATCAAAGACCTACAGGAGCAGTACGACATCCGTACCGATAAAATTATAGGACATAATAGGGTGAGTTCTAAGGCCTGTCCTGGGTTCAGATGCCAGAAGTGGCTCGCGGGAGAAGAAGTTGCACGCAACCGTACGCAACCCGAACGCACTAAACCAACACAGTCAAAAACTGTTAAGGCCTCCGCCGCCACTGTTGCCGCCTCCGTCGGAACCTCCGCCACCGCCTTGAGTGGAATGGATCAGACAGCACAGTACATCATACTTGGGTTCGCAGGCATCACCATTTTATTTGGGATCTACATTATGAGGGAACGTCTTAAGAGTTGGGCATCAGGCTGGAGATAAACGATGGCAAGATTACAAATGTACGCACTGATTGGTGCGGCCTTCATGCTCGGCTTACTAGGCATCTACTCAGCAGGCATCGCAAGAGGGCAAGACAAAGTAAAAAGAAAGATCGACGAAGACCGATTGAAAAAGATGAAACTACAGAAAGACGTTGACGATGAAATCAATTCACTTAACGATGATAATTTTGCTGACCGCGCTCGGAACTGGGTGCGCAAAGATAAGTAACGACAGTTACTGTGACATCAGCAGTCCAATGTATTTCGGCCACGACGATGTGGTCGATATGCTTATGAACGAAGACAAGCAACTTCTTACTGACATCTTAGTACACAACGAAACCCATCAAAGAATTTGCAATAGCGACTAATGCTGTATTTAATTGTCATAAGTATGTGGGGAAACAACGGCACTGATTGGGAGTACATTGGAAACCAATATGTTTACCAAATACCTATGACATTAATACAGTGTCAAAACATCGTTAGCGAAAATTCTTGGATCAAGTGGGAAACCAACGACTATTATAGGTTATCAATGGAGTGTGTCCGAGCACCCGATCTGAAGGGTGCTTGACGCTAGGTAAGCTGTCGATTCGACGTCTCTATATATATAACTGTCTTATCTTTATAGATCAGAATACCCTTATTTAATAGGGATTTACTGTATTGCTGTACACTATTGTTGACTTAAGTAAAAAAAATGGTAACTTTTTTTACCTTATATTCAATGACTTAGATGCAGAGGGGCAAACTTTATGGACAACTTTAACAAAACTAACTTGACAAATCGTTTGCGCCGACGCAAATATAAGGAACTATCGGACAACGATAGATTAACTTTAACAATCAAGGATCAACTAGAAATGCCTAACATGAACGAAAGTTTGAGGTTTGATATAGCGAGGCTCGAAGCCAAGCTAGATATTATCCTCAATCACATCATAGGCCAGTCGGGGGGAGGCGGCGGCAGCAGCGGAAACCCCATCAAGGCTGGCGAGCTTAACGCAGCAGAACTATCACTGCTACGCAACATGACTACTAAACAGCACGTCGTTCTCCAGTTGCTGATAGGTGGCCTACGCAATCAGGACATAGCTCCTATAATGGGGATCGGAGAGAACACAGTAAAATTACACGTACGTTCTGTATGTAAAAAGTTTGGCGTTAAAACCAGAGGGCAAGCAGCCATGTTCGGACAAGACATCTTGAACAGAGCCGATGCCGAGGAATATCAGAGACTAAGTGGCGGTCTACCTTTAGACTGGTCGGAAGACCTAAGTGTCCCTGATGAATACGCGCCTTTATATGCCGCACAAGAAAACAAACTACAGTACATGGGAGGTGAATGATGCACGACGCAGTAGTCGATACAGTCAACGCCGACCCAAGATATAGGTGGGCTTACGTTGCTAGGAAATTTACTAGGTCGTATGTTCACAAGACAAGGATTAAGTTCATACGTGCGGAACGGAGAGGTTCTCACAGTACGGACTGGGTTGGAGGTCGAGCTTGGACTAGCCCCAAAGTTCCCCTAGGCCCACCCGCAGTAGGACATGGAGTATAGTCCATGAGTTTTTTAGAATTAAGGCGAGAGCCTAACGGTATGTATAGGACAGAAGGATCGTTTAATAAGATGCGTATTCGTCACAGCCTAGATACCAAAGATAGGAAAGTCGCCAAGCAAAGATTAGGTGAGTACGAAATGGCCATATTGAATGGTCACGTAAACCTAAGTTCAAAGTTAAAAGGTTCGGCATCGCAGACAGCCTTTAGCACAGTCGCTAAAAAGTATTTGCGAAGTCGATCCACAGGTGGAGCGAAGACTACGCAGCAATTCGTCACGAGATTTATCGACGAGTTCGGTGACATGCCAATACGGTCACTAACTCACGAGGCAATCGAGGATTACATCGCTGACTATCACATTGCACGTGGTCATACGGATGGAACAATACGCCGTACGCTTACCGCCTTGCAGAGCATTATTAACTTTGGCGCAAAGCTTGGGCATTGCGACTACATAAAACTGGATAAACCTGCGGACAATCCGCACAACACGGACACACTGACGGAGGAAGAGATCGAAGAAATATTTGAGGTGCTTCACCCTGACGTACGTAGGTTTGCCACATTCTTAAGATACACTGGTGCTAGACCGATCGAAGCTATAAACTTACAGTTTACCGACATCGACTGGCATCGTAACCTGATAACTCTCCACAGCAAAAAGGGCAGAGGTGGCGGCACTAGGTCGCGTACGATCCCACTGCACGAAAAAGCCAAGAAAGTTATACCGTGGAGCGAACCGCCACAGCAAACTAACGTTTTCACTGTGAACGGACGCCCCATATACGACAGCAATCAGTTGTCGAAGTTCTGGTCAAAAGCCAGAGATCAAACGAGCATCGCAGACCATATAGGTATGTATGCTTTACGACATACGTTCGCAACGAACCTATGCCGAAAGAACGTCCCTGTTAAGGTCGTCGCTGACCTACTCGGACACACAGATCTAAAGATGGTTGTTCGCTATATGAACACCACGCTTGACGATCACATCAAGGCTGTTGCAGTCTTATAAGATACTATCCGTTGCGTACGTGACGGGCAGACATCGAAACATACAACGAAGGTTCTTGTGGAAATACAAGGCTTTACCTCTGGCCCCGTGGCTCAACTGGATAGAGCAGCCCCCTCCTAAAGATGGGGTTATCCGAAAGCAAGACCCTTCGTTGTTTGAAAATATAATCACGACGTGACGTCAAAACAGGACTGACAGATCGTTTCAAGTTCAAATGTCAAACAACGAGTGTGCCATGCAGACAAAAATAAATACAAAAATGATGATGGTAAATCACGTTCTACCTGCTGGTGGAGCGTACTGTACAGATAAAAATTACTTCAACGCTTACATTCCAAAGAAGCTTGTAAGCCAGCATAACCTTAACAAGTATGACCAAATCAATTGTGTCATTGTTCCTAACGTTCCATCAATGGTTCGTGTGTGTCCAAACATGGTGCTGACTATTGTCGGCACGGATGAAGAAGTCGAAACAAACGTCATTAGTTTGGCGAATAAAGTGACGGACGCAGAACGTAAGGTGTCACCACCTCCCGTAGTCTTTGGAGACGAAGACGAAGTTGAGGATGTAATAGATGACAACGAGGACATCACAACTGATGACCTGACTGATATATCTACTCCAGAACTGGACGAGATAATCTTCACTGCTTTGGAAGAGCATCAACGAATGACGTATTCGGAGATATTCTGGTGCGTAACAGGTTACGACAAGGTGCTACTAAAAGAAATGTCTTTGGATCAACGAGCGATCTATGACCGCATAGGTGCGAGGTGCGCCACGCTTCATAGAGAGGGTACGTTGGCAGCAGCCGAAGTAAAGAAGTTCAAGCTCGGCAGCGTCGCAAAGATAATCTACGCATTGGATATGGGTGACTTATGACACATCCATTTAAGAAGGGCCATCATTGGTCAACATACAAAGTGTGGGCTGACAGAGGTTTCACTAAATCAGAAACCGCAAGGCTGATGGGAGTGAGCAGACAAGCTGTTCACAACACATCACTGAAGTACCGCATTGAGTTCCCACGTAAGTGCAAGCGAGGTGGTGTACGCAATGCAAGTGTTGAGAAGGTGCTTTGGTCATCCCCCGAGATCAGAGAAAAATGGGAGAAGTTCGTTGGCAAACACGCTGAAGTACGTACGAAAAAAATTGTACATCACTGACGACAGTATCCCAGCAATCGCGATCGAGCCTGATTTGTACGTACGAGCAGGGCTGACGCACGAAATGAAAGACAACGATCTCCTCGTGCTTGGCCTCGTACTATCGCTCAAGAACCACGATTGGCGGAACACAATTATCGAACGCGCCAGAAGTAAAATGATAGGCGCATCGACAAACACATCACGCGTTACACGCGCATTAGAATTGATACAGGACAAGTAGAATGACAGAAGATCAGAAAATACATATCGCTCAACTGTGCGAACGCATGGAGCGAAAGATTGAGAACATGCGACTAGAAGCGAAAGCAATGGGCCGCAACACACGCAAGCAAGACTGTGAAGATCTGCGTGCGTACCTCGACAAGATTAAAGAATACGCGCTGAACCGACGGGTCAGAAGCGTATCGTAAGGCGTGAGTGCGTTGGGGAAATCGCAAGGGAGTTACATGGCCCTTGCAACTGTGCATCAAGTTGGTTTGTGAGTGCCAACGTGGTTTGTTGAGCATAGTGTTTAATACCCCTTAACCGCGTCAGTATGTGGCGGTAAGTCTCCTCTTACACGTTGAACATACACAGAAGGGTAGCCGACGGGCTACCCTTTTTTAATTCCGTAAAAGATATGTCGCCCAACCTTGGCAAGTCGCTCGTATGCTGTTGACCAGTACGGCTTGACGTAATCGGCGTGGTAGTAGAGTGCCTTGTATCCGACGACCTCGTGGCCATCGTCCTCTAGCGCGTAACCTGCAACGGTAACTGCACGACGCCACGCTCGTGCGTTCTTGGGCTTGTCGCTCTTTCCATCATGTGTCCAAGAGAATTGTTTGCGTTGCCATACAACGCTACAAATATCATCGGGAAAATCGGGGGAAGCCACGCGATTAAGCGTGACCTCCGCAACGGCGTACTGTGACGCCAAGTCCTCGCCACGTGCCTCAAAGTACACGTTTAGCGCAAGACAAAAGAAAGCTGCTGATCCGACAACCATGTCGTGAACCTCCTATGCTCGGGATGTGCGGCATCCACCTCTACGCAGATTGCCTTTATTTTTTTCATGTCAGTCTGGCGTACTCGACGCAGCTTCACGACGACGCCAACACGCCACCAGAAGCCCATCGAACGACGCGGCATGAGTTCCATCCACTCACGCCGTATCGTTGGCTTGATGTCTCGCTTGAACTCAGGCAGCGACACTATTCGCTCCAATCGCAAGAAGCTTTTGCAGTTGATCGAGCATGGTCTCGGGCAGCTTCTTGCTGTCCGTCTTGACGACGCCACGAGGGAACGCAATCTCAAGCGACTGTGCATTATGGCTATCAATCAACACGCCGTAAGGTTCGTAGCCTTGCGGTTCGAGCAAAGCGTTTAGCTTGCGCATCTTGTGACTGTCCGAACTACAAAACGCAGCATCGCTACAGAACAGAACAATCTTGCGCTCGGCTTGCGACCATTCGTGAAACTTCTCGTAGCACATCAGCAAAGCTGGGTACGGATCTGTACCACCAGACCAATCACCCATGCCGCCAATCTGCGTTTTCACGTGCTCGGTACGACCCTTTTCCTTCATCGTTTTAAGGATCTGGTAGTTCGAGCAAGACCATCCGATGATGCCGTACGGAACATGCGCTCGTGCAAGCGTCTCGTTCAGTGCGATCAATGCACGTCGAACTTGACCGAACGACATCGAGCCAGACTGATCCATCATCACCATGACCGCTGTCGATTGCGTCTGCTGTTTAACCTGCTGCGCCCAAATGTTCTTCTCACCAGTCACAATTCCGACCATGCGGTTGCGATCCAAACGACCATGCTCTTTGCCACCGATCCAGAACTCATTCTCTTGCGACTGCAACACGCGAGCGAGTGACGATGAACGGCTGCGTAAGTGCTTACCCATAGACTTCAGCAGATTGTCGTACCGTGTCGAGCGTTCTTTGAGGTACTCGTCAGCGTTCGGGTGGGTCTCGCGCTGTGCCTCGATGTCCTCGTAAGGAGCGTACTCATTGATTGAACGATACGGCAGCAAGAAGTCGCTGTCCTCGGCCTCGCTAATGACCTTCTTGGCTTCCTCGTCGATGACATCCTCAAGCGCCCTGTTCATCAGTTCGTTCAACGTGAGGGGCTTGCTGTCCTCTGCGTCAGTGTTCCTGTTGGTCTGCGCTTGTTGGACGCGAGAGTTACCCTCTTCTCCACCATCATCGTCGTCATCAGGCTTCGGATCGTCCTCAGTGTCGCCATCAGCCTCGAAATCGCTATCGGGGTTGTCTGTGGGCGTACCGTCTTGCGGTTGCGGAGGTTGTGTCGGTGGTTGCGGAGGCTGTTGACGTACGCCCTCAGCTTCCATCCAGTCACCAAGCTTGCGTGCAATCTTCACGATCGAACTCGTGTCCTCGGCAGCAAGCACCTGATCTACCCACTTGTCCGCTTCTTCGACAACATCGTCAGGCAGCATGTCCAAGAACGTGTCCAAGTTGGACGACTTGTAACCCATCGCTTTCCTACACATCTGCAAGATTGCGTACGGAACCATGTCACCCGTGCTTGCCATGCCGTGTTCCTCGATCTGCGCAAGGTTGTTACCCAGTACGCGCTGAACGGTCTCTTCAAGGTTGCGCTTCGCACCAGCGTACTGATCGTTTATCTTGCGCTCGATCATCACGTCCTCAAGCGCATTGAACACATCCTTGCGCCAGTACTCGTCATTGTTGACATACGAATTGACTTCGGCTTTCCACACGCGATCATTCGTATGCAGAATGTGACCGACCTCGTGTATGTGATAGCCACGGAACACACGCATTTGCTCGTCTGTAAGCTGCGCATCTATAGGCATGTTCGGGAGATAGATTTTCTTGCTAGACGCAGACGCACCGTCGCCTTGGAAGATTGTTTGTACGTCGCTACGACCAAGGCCTCGTGAAAGGCCGTTAAGTTCACGTTGCAACGCTACGGGATTGTTGTTATTAAATATCATACTTTCATCTTTCGTTGTTGATTGTTGAGAGTGTGTGTTTGTGGTAAGGCGCTCATGCGAGCGCCTTATCCGCGATCCCCTTGATGACATCGGCATCAGCCTCGTCAGCAGACAGAACCACATTCGTATTGATGGCACGCTCGACCGCTTTACTTACGCCAATGATAGGCTCGTAGAACGCTGCAATCCGTGCCATCGTGATTGTGTTACGTGGGGATATTGGTGTTTGTACCGCACCGTTACGGAACGATTGACGATACGCCTTCAAGAACTCGCTGATCGGGTGAGCCGACGCGTCGGTCAGTGCTGGAATAACCTTACGCACCATCTTCATTTCCGTCGCTGGAGCCATGTAGTCGAGATTGATGAACACTCCGTACCTGTTCATCGACGCACGTGACTGGATCTTCACACCAGCAGCGTACATGCCAGTGCTGTCACCACTACCGTACGTGTTTGCAGTCGCCGTGATACGGAAGTGCGGATGCGGATTGACCATGCGTC